AAACTTGGTGATAATGTCTGACATGACAATATCTGCCAATGCCTGGTGCTTTTCTTCTTCTGCCGTGTATTGGCTGGTAAATTCTTCCTCTTGATTATCCCATTCGTGCTGGCTCATTATTTTCTTCCTGTTGGCAGATGATAACTAGATGACGAGCCTTCGCTGTAATCTGGTAATGAAATAGGTTTCGTTACCACTTCAAGTTCGTTCAACTCGTAAATGTGCCCGTCAGTCAGCACGAACTTGCCTGACTTGGTGGTTTCCAATTTCACCAGATCTTTTGCTGGCTTAAAGTAAAAGCTGTGCGCAAATACACCAGATGCAAATACCACCAATAGTGTTATTATTTTTGCTACATTGTTCATGATTATTCTCCAATTATTTATTATTATAAAACCATCAACCTACTAGGTTAAATAGGCTGATGGGGTACTGCACCCAAGGCATGTTATTTAACTGCACCGGACTTATTAAGGAGCTGGTGGACTCCCGCCTTAGGTTCTTACTGATACACCCTAAAATTCTGTCTAGGAAACTGGATGTATCACTAAAAACCTTTGCCCCATCTCTGGGGCTTTGTTGGTTATGCCGCTTTTCTAACGGCTTTGGCGAATCGCCACGCAACTTTTCGGCTGCAACCTGAACGTGTCACCACGTTTTTAAACATTTTGTTTGTGCTCATGTTGTTTCTCCGGTTGGTCTTTCTTGTTAAGTTGTGTCTATTTTAAACCTATGAGTATAAAAATAAACTAATTATTTTAAATATTTTTATTTAATTTAATAACCTTAGCCTTGCCATCTTCAAAACCGTTACAAATCAACCACTTATCACCAATTCCCAAAACATAATCCCTGAATTTAATTTGTGCTTCACTTAAAACACCGCCTTTGGTGCGCTTAAATTCAATCCAACAATGCCATGCAGGGACATATAAATCGGTTGCGCCAGCATGTAAACCCATCAAAAGTTGCTCTGGTCGCTCGGCAAAGGTACGGCTACCATCATTACGAATCATAATAATCACCACGCCCTTGTAGGTTTTTTTAAACCACTCAATAAAGTCTATTTGTTCGGCGGTCTCACTACGTACGGCCTTTTTATCTTGCTTGGCTTTTATAACTTGCTTAGCCATGCTTGCCTCAACATCCAATATCACATCCCTAGTTGATGCTGGCATTGTTAATGAAATAGTAATGGCTCTTAACCTTGCCGCTTTGCCTAGTCCTTGTGTTTTTAAACTAGCGTCTAGTTCATCAATAAATACTTCGTCTGATATCATTTAATATTTGCTCTCTGGTTTTTGCTGGCTCAAACATTAAGTCGTGTATTTTGTCTGGCTCAACATCTAAATGAAAAAGAGCGACATTAAAAACGGCATCGCTCATGGATAGTAAGCCATCAGGCATGATGACTCGTTGCGGTAAGGTTCTTGTGTCTTTGTTCTTGAGTAGCTGGAGTTGCTTGATAATGTTTATAACTTAAACTCCAGTCTTGATATCTTAAAGTATTTGCCATCCTGCACTAAATCTATGGATATGCACTCTTTGAAGAAGTGCGGAGCATCGGTCAATAGCAGCATAACATTCTGACAGGTGATTAAGTTGCCCAGCTTATAAAAATCTTTAGGGTTTTTAAATAGTCGCATAAAGAACCGCTTAGCATTATCACCAGCAAAGCCTTTGTGGTCTAAGCATAGATAGTGGGTATGTATCTCACCACCAGTATGAACACCAAAGAACACCATTTTAATCATTTCTGTGCCGTCTTTTTTACTATACGCCAGCTCATAAGCAATACTCTCAACCTCATAAGTAGTGCTTAATGATTGCTTGATTACCAATGCCTGTGCTTTGGTCCGCATTGTATATAGTCCATCTTCCGACTCACTTATAAATTCTGCATCACATTCTTTACATTTCTTAGCCGATAAAAGATTAAGCGTGCCACAATCCTCAACGCCACAAATCTTTTTAGGCGCGTCTCCTGCTCGCATCTTAGCTTTAGGCACAATGATATTATCTATCTCACCCAGTCGCTCTATGTTTGTGCCATAATCTAATAAAAATGCGTGCTTTTTATCATCATGCGGTCTAATAATCCTGCCCACCATCTGCACCATTAGCCCAGCAGATTTAGTTGCTCGCATTAGCACGCAACATTCTAAAGCCTTAAAATCAAAGCCCTCTGCCAATATATCTACATTAACTATATAACGGCAACCAGCGCCATTTTTTATCCAATCAATTGCGGACTTACGCTGTTGTTTGGTGCAAATAGAATCATCTCCACAAACTATACGCATGGTGCTATTGTCGCCCCATTTATTTAATATGTGACTGGCATTGGTTAATGTTGAGCAAAATATAATAGCGGTTTTAATGTTGTTGGCTTCAAACTGATAGCGCATATCATCCACAGCATTGTCTATAATAGCGTCAAACTTTATGCCTGCATCGTCTTTGCTATAGTCACCGCCTGACATTTTAACGTTGCTTAGGTCAACATGCACGCTCGTGTTTAGGGTTTCTACATGGGATAAATGACCCTCATTAATTAATCGTTTTATACTTGGATAGATGGAGGTGTCATAAACTTTATGAGTGAAGAAGGGCAGGGTCTTGTAGCTCTTTTCGTGTAACTCGCCTTGGTCTAAACGATAAGGCGTTCCAGTTAAACCAGCGACCATCATGTTTGGATTAAGTCTTAATAGGCTTGTGACAATCTTTTCATAGATTCCACGCTGCCCATCAATTCCGCACATCTTCATTCTGTGACATTCATCAATAAGCAGGATGTCAAACACTCCACTAATGGCTCGTTTGTTTACGAATGACGAAGCCATTGCAATGACAGATTGGTGTTTGTTTTGGCTTTTGCCAAGCTGACCACAAACAACGCCAACGGCTTTCTTGTCATCAATATAAGCCAATGTCTCGTTTCTGTTTTGCTCTACTAACTCAAGTCTTGGTACAAGTTGCAAAACTCTATAACCTTTGCTTAAGCCATATTTTGTAAGAGCGGCAAATATTAAGCTTTTGCCTAAGCCAGTCATAACAGAACCATAAGGACGCTCTTTGCGCCCCCATGACTTTACTATTTCTTGGCACGCTTCGTTCTGATAATAGCGTAGCGTCTTTTTCATTTATGACATCCGTAATGCTGCCGTCTTTACAAGATACGCGCCTTCTATTTCTTCACCTTCTGTTAGCCTTCTTTTTATCTCTGCATTGTTTATTTTTACTGTATTTATAATTTCTTTGCACCCATCAGGTAGATTTGCAATGTCTAAAGTGTCTGTTAACTTAAGTGCTGCAGCGGGATAATAATGCGACAGGTTGCACACATCGCCCTTAACCTGCTTTACTTCAAAAGTCAGCATGGTGTTAAGAATAAAGCCTTTTAACCTGTCTCTTGCCTTTTCGGCTCGATCTGATTGAGCCTTAAGTCTTTTAGTTGCAATCTTTAAAGTCTCAATAGCCAAATCAGCATTGGCTTTTTGTTCTGCATAAAGAGTAGATAAGAATTGAAGCTTTTGTTCTACTGTTCCGCGTATTGTTTCAAGTCTATGTAATGATGTTTCGTCTTCATCGTCCCAAAATAAAGCATCTAATAAGTCTTGTTGCTCTTGGGATAGTTCGTATATTGTTGGCATTTGGTTTAGTCCTGTTTGGGTATTGCACATCCTTGTGCATTGGGTTTAATATTTAGAAATTAACGTCAGCTAGTGCATCATCTTCAGAGGCATAGTTTATGACTGGAGCGGCTGCCTTTGGAGCTGATTTAGGTTTAGCGTTGATGCTGCGTACCCAGTTACCAGTAATCTTTGTGCCGTCATCACGGTCGATTGAATACTCAGCAAAAGTAACTAACACCTCACCACCGTTTAATGCTCTAGCTAACAATTCGTTATTATCCTGAATAGGCTTGCCGTTTTTATCAGCTGCATATAATTGACCCGAGCAGATTGCGTCATAAGTCATTAGCTTTTCTAATGCTTTGTCAGCTACAGAGGCTTTATTATCAAATAACTTCAAGCTATCATTAATGATAAAGTCTTTAAACTTACCGGCTTGAATAACGTGAAGCATAACCTTTACAGTCTTGCCCTTGAATTGTGTTTCTGGTTCCCAGCTTGCTCCAGCAATGGCGCAAAGTAATTGTGTACCGTCTGGAATTAAAGCTTGTAATCCTGTATTTGTAAATTCAGTCGTTTGCTCTACAGATTCGCCAGTTGATTTAGTAAAAAATGACATTTTCTTATTCCTTGATTTAGTTTTAATTTATTTATAAAGGTCAGTAAAAAGTTGTATTAAAGTTTCATTTGTTTTATTGTTTAATAAGTCCTCCTCGGTTTCTGTGGGTTCTATTTCATAGTAAGGCTCTGCATTGACGCGACTCTTTGCAAAAAATGTGCCTTGCGGCTTGGTGTAAATAACTCGGTTTATTTTGCCTGACGTGGCTATTTGTTTAGTTCCACCCATAACACCTTTAACGGTTCTGGTTGGGTCTTCGCCTCTAATATAAAGTACGTTATGCGCTCTTGCTTCTAACAAGCCCCTGACGTTTGTATTTTCTCCTGCTGGTGCGTTAATACCGATTCTTTGATAGTAAGTGCCATCTTCTTTGTTGATGTTATAAAGTACGTCATGAGCAATTAGAATGACGTGCATGTCTTTCTTTTTCATGATGGCATCTATGCCAGCTAATAGTCTTGTGTAGTATGGATATGCTAAGGCTGCGCCTTTACCATAAGCCTTAAGATCAACCCCTTTGTTATCTGCCTCCACATCTTCTTCTACTGCCTCACGAAATGAGCCAATATTATCTATGATTAATGTCTTGCGGCTATGCTCAGTTTTTAAAAGCTTCTGCATACATGCAAAAACAAACTCTATAGGCGCCATTCCTTTTGTATTTTCAAAGGCAGGAACACCATTATCAATCATTCTTTCTTGCCCTGTCTCTCTGCCAACTGGCAAGATAACAGGGTCAGGTGAATAACAAGCGGCTGTAGTTTTACCGATACCGCCTTTGCCATAAATGATGCTGAACTGTGGGCGCTTTTTAGTTTTGACAGCCAGCTCAATGCCATCAAAACTTATATTTTCTAAACTTGGAATTGCCATTTTATTGTTTCTCTAGGTAATTGGCTATGGCTTCATCTGCCAGCATATAAATGCTGGTTTGCATTTCTGCTGATAAAACTTTCAATCTTTTATGCAAGTCAGCTCTAATGCTGACCAGCGTTCTTTCTGGCGCTGCTTTAAATGGAATTTTTGTTTCTTGCTTGGTCATTTTCTTTATCTCGGTTAATTGTTTTTTTAGTTCGAGGTAATTATATTATAAATTTTTTAAAAAGTAAAATTATTTATATTCTTTTTTTTTCTCTAATAAAAACTGGCAAAGATTTTAAAATAATTTAAAAATTAGATTTTAATTATAGCATTAATGTTATATAGTTTAAATTCATAAGTTTAAATTTTAGAGTATATAAACATGCTAACGCTAGACCAAATAGTAAAGAATCTTAACAAGCAAAATATTAGTAAGGTAGCCACAGCCACAGGCATTAACTATCAACAAATATGGCGTATTAAGCGAGGCAAAGACGACAACCCAACCTATAAAACACTTAAAAAACTCAGTGACTATTTGGAGTTACCCAATGTCAATAGCCAGTAATGTCTTACAGCACTTGCAAAAAGTTAAGTCAACTGGAAACAATAGATGGATAGCCTGTTGCCCTGCTCATGATGATAGGTCGCCTTCTTTAGCGATTAAAGAATGTGATAATGGCAATCTTTTAATTCACTGCTTTAGTGGATGTGATGTTCTATCAATAGTTGAAGCAATAGGCTTAAATTTAGGCGACTTGTTTCCACCAAACTTAGATGACTTTAAACGAGAACATCAGCCTTTTCCTGCGGCTGATATTTTAAAGTGTTTATTATACGAAGCTAGAATCATACAGCTTGCAGCATCTGATATTGTTAATCACATAAAAATATCAAGCAATGACTTACAGCGTATTGAATTAGCGTATCAAAGGATTAATGAAGCGGTGAGTTATGCAAAGAGATGACCCGACAGCAGGACAGAGTTACTTAGATGATCGCTTAAAAGAAAAGGAAAATGATGAACCAGAAGCACAAGATTGGAAGTCTGATTTATCAGGCGAGATTGACTACATAATACCGTTTCCATGCGTAGCAAGAGATATTCAGCAATGGATTTTAAAAGAAAGTATTTATCCTCAACCAGCTATAGCATTTGCCGCAGCTATGTCGGTTATGTCGGTGGCTATAGGCAGGAACATTGCTTATGAGAACATTAAAGGCAACTTAATGTTTATTGCAATGGCAGAATCAGGTGAGGGCAAAGACTTTCCATTTAAGGCTGCAAAGTTAATACTTGAGGCAATAGGTATGGGTGATAGCTTACATGGCAAGATGGCATCAGGGGCGGCTTTTATGGATAGTTTAGAGGAGTCACCAACGATGTTATTTTACATTGATGAGTTTGGCGAGTATCTATCGAGCATTAACGGTAAAAATGCCAATCAATTCTCGAAAGAAATTGTGGTATTGCTGACAGAATCTTATACATGTGCTAATAGTTCATTGTCAGGTAAAAAGACAAAGAGCAATGCGGCTAAAAAGATTATTGAGCCTAATGTTTGTGTCTTTGGCTTAAGTACAGAGCGGCAGATATTTGATGGTTTAAAAACATCAGACCTTGCCAATGGTTCTTTAGCTAGATATTCACTACTGTTTGGTGTTAATGGATTGCTGCCAGTAAAGTTAAAGCTTCATAACATCCAAGTTCCGACTAGCATCATTAATGATTTACTGGCATTGCAAAAGAAATATGCAAAAGATGTGTTTTTATGCTCTACACAACTACCCGTCACAGAAGCGTATAGCGACTCGAAGTTTGATTTAGTATATAGACTTAAAGAAAAAAGCATATCGTTAAGTGGTGATAATAAATCGTTCTCTCCTATGTACAATCGAGCAGGAGTTAGATGTATCCAGCAGGCAATGTTAATAGACCAATGTAAAGATGTAGCAATCCTGCATTGGTTTGAGAAATTAGAAACAGAGTCAATAAAAGTATTTACACAAAAATTTAATCACTTAGGTTCAGACAACGAAAACGAAAGATTAGCTAAATTACTAAACGCAAGAATAAAAGAAGCAGGAAAGAAAGGCATTACAGCCAAAGAATTATACAAGAAAACAGCGCAAATCCCCCCGATGGTGCGCAAACAGCTACTCGAAGAGCTTATAAAGAACGACGTAATCCACGCAAAACAAATAAAAGATCATACGAAACAAAGACCAATAACATATTATTTCTGGACTAAATAAAAACTCAGGGACGACTCAGGAATAACCCTGAGTTGCCTCTACAGCCCGCGCCACATATACGTTTATACAAAAAAACTCAGGAATTCTCATTTTGTATTAATGGTAAATAAAAAGACCTCTCTTTTAATAAAAAATAAAAAGTTTTTAATAGGAATTTAAAAATCCCCAGTTCCTGAGTTCTTATATATATTATTTTTTTTTTTTCTTTTATATAATAAGAGCTTACACAATACCACCAACAAAACTCAGGGACTAACTCAGGGTACAACTTGGGGACTTTTGATACCACCCTAAGTTTATTATGATTTGCTATGTGTTTATTTTTATTATGTTTTTTTAAAAAGATGTTATAGTTCGCCAACAATGATTTTCTCACCCACCCACTCAAGCCCTATTTTGTAGGGCATTTTTTTGAAACGCTATTAAATAAACGCTGTTTAAGCGTTTTAAATATATAGGTCATATATTTTATAAGCTTTTAGTTTATCGTGCCGTGAGTACGGCTTATCGTTACGTTAAGTGAGCAAATACAGTGAATATAGAAAAGCTAAGTATGTACGCCACAGATCGACAGAAAGAAATACTAATTGCTATAAAATCAGAAGGAAGCGAAAACAAAGCCGCTACCCTGCTCGGCTTAAATCCATCAACAGTTAACAAAGCTTACGCCTCAGTTAAAAGCAAAGCGGCTCTAAGCGGCTGGAGTCCTGAGCATGGTTTTGTTCATCCCGTCCCTGATGGTTTTAAGCTAAAAGGTACGTCAACGCTTTATGACTCTGAGACTGGACAACCCAAAATACAATGGGTTAAAACTAATGTTGACTCAGCTCGTCAAGAAGAAATATTTAGAGAAGCATTGCAGGGCTTTTGTGATGAGCTGCCAAAATCAAAACCAGTACTTAAGTTAAACTTAACAACTGATGATAATTTATTAGCTTGCTATCCAGTTGGCGATCATCATTTTGGAATGTTGGCATGGGATGAGGAAGCAGGCGAAAACTATGATTTAGAGATTGCTACAAAACTATTGCGCGGCTCGATTGATTATCTTATTGACTCAGCACCACAGGCCGAAACAGGATTAATAGTCATCCTCGGCGACTTCATGCACTATGATTCGTTTGAGGCTGTTACACCAGCACATAAAAACCTTCTTGATGCTGATGGTAGATTTCCAAAGATGGTGCGGTCTGCTATCCTTGCCTTGCGTTATATGGTGGCTCAATGCTTACTTAAGCATCAAAACGCGCATGTTATAATAGAAATAGGCAATCATGACCCGTCAAGCTCAATTTTTTTAATGGAGTGTATGCACAATATCTACGAGAACGAGCCTAGAATTACAATTGATAGATCGCCTTCTCATTTTCATTATTATCGTTTTGGTAAGTGTTTAATCGGCACGCATCATGGTGATAAAGTTAAGTCAGAAAAGTTACCAATGATTATGGCGACAGACAGGGCAAAGGATTGGGGGGAAACTGAATATCGTTATTGGTGGACTGGACACATCCATCATGATGCTGTAAAAGAATTTACAGGCTGTAAAACAGAAAGCTTTAGAGTATTATGTCCAGTCGATGCTTATGCTTCTAACGCTGGGTATAGGTCAGGGCGCGACATGAAGTGTATAGTTATGCACAAAGAATATGGCGAAGTGGCTAGAAATATAGTTAATCCTAGTATGTTAACGTGTTAAAATTAAATTAAATCTTTGGGTAATTCCCAATGCTAAAATAGGATGGTATACATTATGGCGGCTCCAAAAGGACAACCAAAACCAGAAAGCTCTGGAAGAAAAAAAGGTGTTGTTAATAAAACAACTGCCGACATCAA